CCATTAACAAATGGAAAATCAGTACCATTTCCATCAACATCAATGTAGCCATGTTCGTAAACATCCCTCCATTTCCATAATCTTTCGTCTTGGAAAAATTCGACATTATCTGGCAACCCATATATGTTATCAGTGTTAGATGTCTCAATATAATTAGATAATTGTCTTAATTTTATTCTATGGTGTGGTTGATAAAGTAATCCCATTTTATTATTTGTTGTGGCACCACTAAAATTAGTTACATTAATATCTTGATCATGATCAAATATTGTTACTGGATTTGATATTTTGTGAACAGACTCTGAAATAATCCTTTCTTTTAACTCACTTCTGTTATATTCAACAAAAGCACCCGTTAATATTGTGCCAACTGGTAGTGATTCACCGTAAGTAAATGTTATACCGCTGGTTATTCCTGTGGTAAAAGGTATCGTTGTTTCGATAGCGCTTGCTTGTGCAAAGTGATCATCAATCCAATTATTATGAAAATGAAATTTATAACCATTCTTAGGCGGGTATTCGAAATAACCAGAATTGTTTCTGAATATTGTTGTTAAATAAACTTCTGTAGGTGTGAAATCTAAGTTATTTGTTAGACCACTTAAATTAAAAGCATCTTTAAAATCAAAAATAACTGACTCCATTCTGTTTCTTTCAACCAACAAATCATTTTCACCAGATATATTTTCAAATATGATTTTTCTTTCATCTTCAAATATTGGCGACTCGAATCCAGCTTTGTCCATTATATAATCAGAAGTACATGTCAACGTTTTATGTTTGTGTACATAATATGTTGATGTGGTTCCTGATATATTATTTTCATCAATACATCTTTTAATGGTAACAACACCCGGAAGTGTAACACCACTAAATTGTTGTTTATTAATATTTAAAACATATTTTTCAGAGTTAAATTTAGTGTCGCCAAGACTACTAACTGAATATGTTTTACCGGTAATTGTTGAAACCGAAGAAAATATAACATATTCATTTTCATTAAACCCATGTTCAATTGGTGATATTAATTTGTAATAAGTTGTTTTGTCTTCAACTCTACATGGTATACCATCACCACTAACAAAAGATATTATATTTTGATCTTCAACTTTTGTTGTTCCACTTAATGTATATTTTAATGGGTAGTTTGAATCACTAGTATAAACATAGCTTAAATATAAATTCCAATTATGATATGGCGCGTCTATATTAGATATACTAACATGCTTGTTTCTTGGTCTAGTTGGCGCCGCTATTACCGGAGAGTATGTTCCATATGTTGAACCACTAACAGTTGGTATTGAAATATCTTGTTTATTAGTATCTGTTCTTAAAAATGCAAACTCATCATACGGTAGGTAACCAGTAAAATCTGAATTACTACCATCACCATGTAGTGCTAGGTATTCTTGTAGATTTAAATATGGTGAGTAACCTCTATATAAGTTTTTAAAAACCATTTTTAACTTACCATAAATTTTATACTTTTTGCATTCATTTCTTTCTTTAGAAAATAATACATCTAAATCTAAAATTACATTCCTATCCCCTTCTCTAAGAAGTTGGTCATTGATTTCTAAATCAACTTTAACTTCTTGATCTTCGGACGGTGCGCCATTGTACCTTAATTCTGGTAATATAATTGTTTTCTTTTTCATTATTCTGCTGATGGGAACGCTCCTTTAGGTCCAAATCTTTCTATAAATTTATCTACCGCAGTTTTACCTGGTCTTAAACCAAAATAAAATAAAAATGGTGTTGATAAAATTTGTAAGTTACTATTATAATTTGTTGTTGTTGGTTTAATTACAAAATCAACATCATTATTCCATGCTTGTGATGTCCAATTACCAACCTCACCAGTTCTTGTCCATAACGTTCCTGTTAATGGGTTGTCAAGTGTTCCTGATGTTATTATTAAAACCGTAAATCCTTCTTCTTGATTATTAAAGTTTGTGTATTCTGTATTTGTTACACCAACAATTTCAAAATCAGCATTTACATCATTAAGTACAACACCACCATATTCAAATACATTTCCAGCATATTGTTTTGTCATTGGAAATAGAATATACTTGTGTGAAGTATCACCTGTATAGTTATAACCGTAGGTCATACCTTGGAGTGGTTGTGTTTGTATACCTGAATAATTCCAAGATTGATCTACACCACTACCAAAACCAGCACCCTTTTTATCCCATAAGTGAAATGGTACAGGTTGTGATGATTCTGTTAATCTACCAGGTTCGTTTAAACAAGCTCTAACTCTATACCCCTCACCATCATCTAATACCAAATTTATTGGCATTGGCCCACCATCTAATAATGTTGGATAACTTTCCACGTCTAAAACCTGTGGCGAATAAACAGCGTAATTTCTATTTTGTAAATCAAATTCTTCAATACCCGCCTCGTTGTTCATAGATATTAATTGTGTAATATCCCCATTCATAACATTGTCGACACCTAGTGTAGAATAAAACCCATCATTTTGAAAAAATGAATTATAATTACCATTTTCGTTTAGATAATCTAGTTTATAATTAATATATAATCCTAGCATTTCACCAAAACTTTGAAATGATGTTGGTCCGATATTTCTAGTAACTGAACAGTTTGGATCAAGTAATGGATCAACACAAATTTCTTTAATAAATTCATCTCTTGGTCCCATATCAACTAGTGTTGTTGGGTGCCCAAGACTATTTCTCACACTTCTATTGAAGGTAGATCCATTAAAATAGGTTGATCTGTAATAGAATCTTTTGTTTGGGTTGTCAATTGAGCCGACTTTAAAATAAACTAAATCATCACAAAATTTTGTTCTTCGATAATTTAAATCTAGAGTTTCTTCATCATCCCATCTAACCTTAGCTTTAAATGGAAACATATATAAAGCGCCTGTTAACCAGTTATCAATAAATTTATAGTTTGATATACCTCCACAAAATAATTTACCAACTAGTTTTCTTCTAGAGTATTCAGTTATTGCATCAAAGTTTGCCACCCAGTTACCGGTTGCCGCAGCAGGAATAATTGTGTATAACCCATATCTGAACTCAGAAAAACCACTATGTGTACCACATGTACCACAAGGGTTATTAGTAACACTTCTTATTACTTGACCAACAGCTATTTTACCAGACGTGCATGCTGTTCCGGTTGTGATATCTGAAGACGTTAATCCACTATATGGTGTTGCTGGATTTGTGACACAATATGTACCCTTAACAATACTTTCCTTATAAACTGTAACATATTGTTGACATCCACCTTCTAATTCTGAATTTAGCCCACCAGAAGGTTGCCCACCACTAACTAAGGATTGTGAATCAAATATTTTATATGAAAATGTTGTTGTTTGTGGTGAACCACTAACCCAAGTATTTTGTCTGGTGTCGTCAAAATAATACAATGTATGTGTGGTACCACTAACATCAACAAACTCTCGAGTGTAAACATCTAAATCTGTATAAAGACCTGTGGAAACAACTTTAAATATATATCTACCTGATGACGATTTAATATCATCGATCGTTATCCCCGTCAATGTTGGTTGAAACGATGGTAATGTACAACCAGCAATTCCACTAGGTATTTTTAAATAAACTGTGGCTAGCGAGGTGTCTTCATCTGTGATCGAACATGCGCTAGCCAATAAACTATCTGGATATGCTGTTCCAGTACCAACTTGTGTATAATAACCTTCAGGGTCTATATTAGTTTCTGGTGCATCATTACTATAGTCTAAGTTGTCACATGTTTCACATTCAGGATATATCGCAATACCTAATCTGACAGTTCCAAATCTTTGTAATGGTTCAATAACTAGTCTATCAAAAAAACCAAATGGTCTCCAGTCAATGATAGTAACCCCTAACGCTCTAGCATAAATTCTAAATTCGTAAAGTTTTTGAAATGGTAAGATCAAAACCTGTACCGCAGCAACAAAAGCGTAGTAAATAAGCCTTTCGAAAGTATTAATTATTATTGCTAATAAAATTGAAAATGAAAAGTTTTTTGTTCCAAAATTAACTGGTGGTGTAACAACATTGCTTTCACAGTTATCCTCAGCTTTTGGTGAAATTTCTTGTATGCCTAAGGTACCTCCATCATAAGAACTTATAAATGAAGATACACTGTAAACTTTGTTATAATTTAATCTATAAAAATAATCTTGAGGGTAAAAACTACCTTCAGTATTTTTAAAAATCATTTGATCGTTTAATGCCGCTGTTGGGTAATCTGACCAATTTGTTGACCAAGCATATGATTTATCTATTTCTGTGTCACTTGTTGCATACTCTCTAATATTTGGAATTAGATATGATGCTGTTGTTCTTACTCTACCTAATGACTCATTTTTTATTGAAACTCTGAATCTATAACATGATGAGGTTGGAACACCTTTGTTTGGATCATTTGTTATTTCATTTTCACCAAATTCATTAGTATAAACATACTCCATGTTCATTGGTAAACTTAAAACAAATGAGCCACTTTCATCAACATCTTCGTTTAATTCATAAAATTCAAGTATAGGTCTATTATTTTCGTCTTTTCGATTGGTGAACCTTAATACTTCAACAACAGCTTCTTCAGCTATTAATGAACATTTTTCACCCATACCAGGTTTTGCTCGGCAATTTTTATTAACTGCGTTATTACCCTGGTCGCTAAATACGGAACCTAATACATATGACTTTGGCTCTATTTTAACACCTTGATCAGATAGATCAAAGTCGGTTCTAGTTATACCTATTTGACATAGGTCAACATTACCCCAAAAAGGCGCGACATCAATAGTTTGCTCAAAAGAAACAACTTGTGGTAGTGATGCGTAATCGGTAGAGTTTTTAAAGGTATATGTATTTTTAAATGCATCAACACCCTTACCTTGTCTAATAAAATCATCCGGTCTTAATGAAAAGCACCCGATATCAGATAGATCAACATCGACGTGGATTAACTGTTCTCCAAGAGGTACGCCCCAGATCATGAAGTCACCAGAAGAATTGGTTTTGGCTACGTATCTATAATATTTTTCGTAAACCTCTAAATACTCTTCTGACCCAAGAATATTTGCTTGGTCGGGGAATGTTCCTATTGGTTCATGTCCACCATGCTGTTTTCTAGCTGGAAATAGATTATATCTATAACCCTCTTCATTTGTGTCATTAGTTAATTTATAAGGATATAATGTTGATACAACTGGATCTAATTCGTCTTGTTCCGTTAAAGGGATAAAAATAGATACTCTGGCGTTAGGAACACCTAATCCATTGTTAACGGATATTCTTCCGCAAACAACGCCGTAATCGGCACACAATGACGTATACGCATCTTGTTGCGTGAACTTAAGTGATAAGATTTCTAAAAGGTCATAATTTTGCTTTAATTCGACCGATATTTTCTTGTCACTATTTAATCTAGTGTTTATTCTGTGTTTTTGAACCATACTATCTATAAATAGAAACTTATCTAATTTCTGTAATTAAAAAGATAAGTAAAAAATAGATTAATATGTAGTCGAACCTAATGTTTTTACCCTGATTTTAACATCTTTGTTTGGGAATCTGATTTGGAAAATCTGATTTGCTTTCATAAAGACGGTTAAATCACTTTGTTGGATTTCTTTAGTTGTTGCATCTTTGTATGATTGAGACACTTCTGACGAAGAATATTCGCCTCCGGTTTTATTAAAAACCCTAACGTCGATCACGTTTACAACACCAGAAACATTACTAACTTCTTTCATTAATTCACCAACAAAAAGTGGGTCGCCCATTTTTCTTTTATCTATTGAAAAATAACTGGTTGTGCTTGATATGATATCTCTAATAACTTCGGTTTGATTTTGATTTTTATCCAATAAAACATCAATTTCTAAACCCAAATCAATTACTTCACCACTAACAATATCCAAATAGTCGTTAATCATTCTATATTCAGACAGATAGTTTAATATGTTTTGTTTTAATGTGTTTGATACAATACTTGTTAGATTTCCACTCTCATCATATGATAATAGTTTAATTCTTACCTTATTGTCTTCTTCCATCACATTTACTTTAGCTGGAGCGCCATATGTTGATGGCATTGTCTCCACCATTGATTTATAATCATTCAATGTAACCGCTCTGTTTTGGGCTGAGAAATTATATGCGATCATACCACGTAGTTCTTCTACTGTTGGTTGGTCCGCGCCACCTACGGCCGCTGTAATATTTGTAACCGATAATGATTGTGACACCTGGTCATTTATAGCTGAGTTAGGCCCGTTTATAATGAATTCAGAATTTTCAACATTGTTTAATACACCAATACCTAAATTACTTTCCTTACCACCACCAATTCTATATTTTATAAAGAGTGTAGTATCTTGCTTCGGTATTGCGCCTAAAGACGTGTTATTTAAATAATTACCTAAATTAACTTTAAGGTTATTTGTAATATAATCGTTTAAATTGTCTAATGGATTTACGTTTCCAGATCCGAAAGTAAGATAATAATATCCTTCTGGTGTATATTCAGTAATAAATTTATTGCTTACTGAAACGTATTCACCAGCTTTAAAATTATTTTTATCTGAAACGGCTGTTGTGTTTGGGATAAAAACTTTATCTTCAACTAATGATTTAACTTCATACCATTTATTAGCACTAGTAGCAAATTCGGTGTTTGTTGGATTACTGATAAAATTAGTACCATCTTTATGTATCATTCCACTAATACCTAAAACATTTTGTTCTGGTAAAAATAATTTGAAAAATGGTTTTTGGTCTCTTTGTGTTATGACTCTTCTAAAGATTTTTGTGACACCATTTACAACGGGTTCCCTTTTTGTAATTGTGTATGAAATAATTCTGTTGTTATTATCAAAATTAGGTATTTTTAATCTATTTGATTCCCCTCTTTCGTTAAATGGGTTTGAAAAATCAATATCACTAATCGTCTCAAAAATTTGCCCACCACCAGATATTTGTACACCGGATCTTAAAATACCTTCATATCTATCATCATCTTTATCACCCTTAACCGGCACAATTATACTAAAATCACATAAAGCCACAGACGGTCTAGAACCAGGAATTCTGATACCATATGTTTTAGCAATATGAAACAATGATTGTCTTTGCTGTGCAAAATCTAGCATAGTTTCTTGCCAAACTCTATCTATGTGATGGTGTAAGTTATCCGCTATTGCGGCATTTAAATCTAATAAAACCGAATAGATTGACGCATCGTTAGTATTTTGAATGACATCTGGATAAAACTCGTTTGTTAATTTAACAAGATCTTGTCTTAGCCCAGCAAAGTCACGATTAGTATATGAAATTTTTTTGCTCATATTATATATTGATAATTATAAAATCTGATATTGAAAATGTTGAATTATTAGTTACATAATCAAGCCTTATTTTTGCGGTATATGGTTTACTAGAAGAATCTCCGATTCTGAATAACCTAGCATCATCTTCCTCACTAACTGAAGAAATACCGTCTTCGGGTTCTAATTCAGGGTTTGTTATTTTTATTGAGTTTATTTCTAAGTTAGGTATGTATTTTTTTATTGTTTCCCTTATTTCTTCTTCAATACTCGCGTACGTTATTGAATCGTTTAAATCAAATATAAATTCATATAATCTCGTACCAAAATCTGGTAGAAAATATCTACTCCCTCTTCTAGTTAATAATAGATGAACTAAGTTAGCACGAATTTCATCCTCTCTAGACTGAGTCATTCTAACGTAATCTCCGATAGTACTATCTCTAAACGGAAAATCTATACCATATCTTGTAGCCATACATATAAATATAAACAATACTAAAATAGATATAAATAAAATTGCGACATAAATCAAGATAAAATGTCTTGAAAAATGTCGCAATATAATTTAGTGACTTGATATTCGCCCCCTGTATTCACAAGTCATGGATGCTTAAGGTACGCCTCAACGACAGCTACGCTTTGAGGGAGCCACCCATTATTTTATGATCCACAACCCTCACACTCAAAGGGTGAATCTGTCGGTTTTTCCGACATCATCACAGTCTCTGGTGTTTGTTCGCTAATCAAACTATTGTTTGTAGGAACATTATATACCACAGTTTGTTGTTGTTGTTCAACCGGTTTTGCTGTAGCTGTATCCATACCTAATCCTTTTAGTGGATCGACAGCAGATTTAGTTCTTAGATAGTACATTCCTGTTTTTAAACCTAATTTCCAACCAAATAAATGAGCGGCAAGAAGTTTTGGTTTAGTTGCGTCAGCAATAAATAAATTCAATGATTGTGACTGATCAATAAAAATTGATCTATTAGCCGCCATCTGAAGAATTCTTTTTTGTGACATCTCCCAAACTGTTTTATAAACCTCTTTAACCTCTGTTGGTATTTCTGGAATGTTTTGAACTGAACCATTTTCTAACATTAATTTTTTCTTCAAATCTTCATTCCATAAATTTAAAGTCATCAATTTTGTAACTAAATGTTTGTTAACAACTACGAATTCACCACCTAATGTTCTTCTTGAATACATATTAGTTGTAAATGGTTCAAACGCTTCGTTATTACCCAAAATCTGAGCCGTAGATGCTGTTGGCATCGGAGCAACTAATAATGAATTTC